GTCTTGATCTCATATAATTCCAAGCGTAAGGAGTACTCCATTGTGTAAGTTCGTCAAAACCAATCCAATTGAAAGCCTGACCTTGATAACGCATGACATCCATGTCTTTATCGAGGTAAGACATCCAGAGCCTACCACCTCTAGGGGAAACCCATTGACTTTTTCTTTCAGACCACTTAATTCCTGGGATAGCTTTAGGATATAGCTCTTGGCTTTTCTGTATAAGCTCACGTAGTTCCTCTGTCGTGTGTCGGACTAACAAACCACTAAAATTAGGGTTATTTAGACCGTGTAATGGGTCAGCAAGCATCGCATAACTTTTTCCACCACCTGCTGCGCCCCCATATAGTACCTCTCGCTCTGAAGAAGATAAGAAATCTGTTTGTGGACCCTTATTAGGAGAAAAAACTATGTTTTGTAGCTCTTCTATAGGTATTTCAGGTGTTATAGGCGTAGCTGGTATTACTTTAGGTAATTTCTTCTTGGATGGTGTAGCTGCCGATACCTTTTTCTTCGAGCTTTTGGATTTCTTCAAGCGTTTCTTTGAGCCTTCTGGCAAGGTTGCGTTTAATTGAAGCTGTTCGTTTACGTTTTTGCTCAATTGTTATTCGCTTTCTTAGACCTTCACCAGAAATGTAACGACCTGTTTGTTTTGTTAACCAAATAGCTACGTCTCTGTAAGCATATTGTTTTAAATGGCGTTTAGCAAGCTCTAATGCTTCTAATTGTATTTCAATAGGTTGTAATAACTTGTCGTTGTCTTTATCTAACTCATAACCGAAAGGTACAGTACGACTAACACGCGCTATAGTGTGCCATTCTTTCTCTTTACCTTTGTTAGGTTTAGGTAATTCCCAGTATCCTAACCATTCTTTTTGTAAATACATCTTATATTCTTACAAAACTGTTAAGTAACTCTTCTTTTAGCTGTTTTTGTTCTAGGAAAAGACCTATTTGATGTTTTAGTAGTCATTTTAAGGTTTTTACGGCTGTTGTTTAGTGGGTTGTTGTTTTTATGAGCGACATCTTTACCGTCATTCTTCTTAGCTACACCACCAGCTACCATCTTAGCTCTTGCAGTGTTGCGAGATGCACGTCTCTTTATCTGTGAAGGTTTACCTTGATAGTTTTTGTATTCACTCTTATAGTTTCTATTCATTGTTACCCTCTTTAGGTGGTAAATAAAATACACCACTAGATGCTTGTATGTCTACTTTATCAGTCTTAATCAAACCAGCCCTATCTAACACATCTTTAGCTGCAACCATCTTCTCTTTTATGCCTAGCTCTGTAGGGTCGTTCACAGCGTTACCTAGCGCAAAAGCTGCACGAGGCGCAGTTCTAGCAAAATAGGAGCGTGTAGCGTCTAGTATCTCTTCTTTGAGAGACTCAACTATAATACGTGTAGGTGTATTATCGCTGTAGCCTGATAGCTTCTTAGCTAAGACTACATCACCTGCTGCTTGATCGAACAGTACCTCTAAGAAGTTCTGTTGGTTTTCCGTTAATTGTCTAGCCATAGTTATTTCTTCTTCTTTTTAACGTACATACCTTTATTAGCTTTAGGAAACCCAGCTTGCATATTATCGTAAGCTTTTTTTGTTATGGTGCTATCTTTTTTCTTTCTGCTAATGCCTTTTTTCTTTCTAGCATTAATGTTTGCGTATAGTCCTTTAGGTGCTGCCATTTTATTTTTTTACCCTTTTTGTTTTCTTTTTAGGTCTAGCTTTAGCTTGTGCCGTTTTAGATAGTTCTTTAAAATGATACAAGCGTTTACTAGACTTACTATGTGCTTTACCTGAGTGCAAGGTGCCATCAGCCATTTTATGCATACCGCCTTTATGCTCAGTTCCGTCACGAAAATAATGTGGTACACCTTTCATGTCAGCTACCGCACTGACACTTATCGCAACAACTACAAGGCATATTAAGTAAGGATCTTATTAATCGTTTAATGTAAGCCATATTATTCCCCTATTGTTAATCTTTTAATATCACCACGACAGATACCTAAGTCGTTTAGTTCTCTTTCTGTCATATTCATTAGCTGCCAGTATGCTGTTCTGTTTTCTGTATATGTTTTATATATGTTAATTAATCGTCTAATCATTTTGTATAACTCCTTTTTAATGACTAAGGAAGTTATATCATATTTAGTTATATCATAAAAATGCTATTATTGCAACCCCGATATGCTTTTTTGTAGTTTACTTTTCATGTCCAGCAAAAGCTGATCCAGTAAGTATAGCCCCAAAAGCTAAGTGAAACAACCCACCACCCATAAGAGTAAAAGGATTATGTTGACCTGTGAGCTTTTTCATTAGCTCCATCTGAACCATCGGTTCTGTAGTAGAATTTATAATATCCATAAACTGTGATATATCTGGTCTATTAATGCCGTACCAGATAGGTACAAACATAAAGTCATAAAAACATATAAGTAAGTAAATTATAAGAGCCGTCCATCGCCAAGTCATAGTAGACTTTTGTTGCGCTGTTAGTTCCTTACTCATTTACTATTAGATACACGGAGGTTCACACACTGCTGTGTTAGTTCCGTAAATCACTAGGCCTATGCCTATTATAAGTACTATAGCTATCCAAACCCATTTATTCTTTAACATTATACAGACTCCCCTATAGTTCGTATCTTAAAACAGTGTGTCGCTACATACACTTTATTCTTACTTAGTGCCTTACCCATTTTAGTTACACTGTCTGAACACGCAGGTTTATCTTGAAACAAACCTCCCGTTCTAACCATTATATCGCAGGTATCAGCTTCTAGTGTAATACAGTGAAGTATGACAGCTAACCACATTACTTTTTCTTTTTACTGTTGTAGAACATACCGCCACCACGATAGTCAGACATACCTTTTTTAGACATACCACCACGGTTCATCATTTTAAAGTCTGCACCAGATATTTTACCGTCTTTGTTTTTATCTAATTTAGTTTGACCACCTGATAGATAACCCATTTTCTTTTTACCGTACATTATACCACCTTTATTTTTACCTAAAGCTTTTCGAGTAGCCATTATTAAGTCATACTCTTTCTTAGGTATCATTTCACCTTTAAACATTTTTAATTCTGTTACTTTATCTGCTTTCTTATTTTTCTTACCTAACATTGAAACTTTTTCTAGTTTATCTAGGCTAGATCTATTTCTAGTTTTACTAAGCTTTTCGTTTTCTTTAGCTATACTCTTTTTTTGTTTTTTATCTTTATACTCTTTACGTAAACGATCTAGCTCTTCCATTCTACGTTTTTCTACGGACTCTCTGTCCATCTTCAATGGTTTAGCTTTATTAGTTTTCTTTTTATTCTTAGCTGCTTTTCTAAGTTTATCTAGCTCTTTTTTAAGTTTAGCTTCTTGTTCTTCTCTACCCATAGTACTTACCCTTTATTTAGACTTTGTTTTACTTATTGCTGTAGCACCCATGAATCCTACAACTACTCCTAATTGAGCTACTATAAAAGTATTTAAAAAACTAGCAGCGGATTGCATTTTTTCTGCACTTACAATAGGTGTAAACAATATTATAACTGCTACTATAGTTACAGACATTGCCAGCCACGCCATTATACGCTGTGTGTCCATTAGCTTATCTTCGTTCTCTAGGCGTATCCACCTTTCGTGGCGATCCATCTCTTCGTCAGTAATAATGCCGTCACCATCAGTGTCAGCCATAGCGTACTTACTGTCTACTTGTAGCTTCTTAGGTGACACTACTTAGTCTTTTTCTTTTTCTTATTAGGCTTTAACTTTTTAATGACCTTAGTAGTCCACGCTTCGTTGACTTCTGTATCTGGGTCATCTTTAATGTAGTGGCCTTTATCGTTTCTAGCTCGTACTAGTTCTGTCTCAACTAGGTCAGCAGCTACAAGGGCTTCTTCGGGTGTAGCTTCTTCCTCTACCTTATTACATATAGCTTCTATAGCTTCATCTTTAAACCATACCTGTCCGTAGGCATCCATACCTGCTTCGGGTTGACCGTTAAGTCCTAAGACTGTGTTGTCATCTTGTACTACAAAGCCTTTAGCTTCTAGGCTGCTCTTCTTGTCTGTGAATATACTCATCTTACTTCCTTATGTGTGTTAACACTTCCACCGTCTTCTAGCTTGTCTTATTCTAGAGTTAGGGTCATTCCTAGTCTTAGCTGAACTTTTCTTTAGTTGACCTAAAGATCTAGCGCAGTAAGATTTTCTACGTTTAGCTGCTTTACTGCCTGGTTTTACTTTTCCTGTAACAGCAGTCTTTAACTTAGAGCCTGGGTTTGCAGCGCGATACTTCTTCACGCCTCTGGTAGTCATACCTGCACCTCTACTCGTCTTACGGTAATTAGCGTTCTTACCTGTAGTAGTTTTTGGTATAGCTTTTTTATTATCACCCACGGTATCTACCTAAAGTAATAGTCTTGAGGAAGCCTCTCCATATCTCTATAGGAGAAGGTAGTACCCAACCTAGTACAAGTAACAAGATCATCCACAGGGGTATGTCTTGGTTCATAACGTTTATGCTATCTACGTTACCTTGTGGTGCTAGTTGGCTTTCAACTTTAGTGTTCGTTATAGTAGCGTTATCACCAGCTTTAGTTTCAGTTGACTCTGAGTTAGATACAAGGGCTTTAGTGTTGTTCTTACCTGCTTGTACATCAGCGTTAACTGTAGGACCGCTAGACTTACCACCCCCTATTAGTTTACTGACTACAAAGCCTGTACCTAAACAGCCACTCAGTGGCATTATGCATAACAACATTATTACAATATGTTTAATCCGCATAGGGTCTTTTCCTGTCTGGGTCTAATACATCTTTTCTGTGTAAGTGACCTTCGAGATACATAGCTCTTTCTACATGATCTAGTGTATACAGAATGCCAGTATCATTAAAGATAGCTTGACGTATGTAGAACACATCAGACCTTGGAATGTGTATGTTCTTTAACGCATTAGAGTTATTAGATGCTAAAGCTCTATAAAAGTTTCCTAACACATCATCCTGGTTACTTTTACTATTATTACATAGTTTTACTTGCTTTGACATATAAGTCAAGCCTTTATTATACAAATTTAGAGGGAAAGTTAATAAAGAGTAGTGTAAC